TGATGGATTGGTTTGAAATATAACATCTTTAACATCGGTAGTAATTACATACCGATATTCATGTGTAGATAGATGTTCGTAGATGTGTAAGAATCGTTCTACATGAACAGGTAATTTTGATTGGTAAACTAGATTACCATCTTTATCTTGATTGAATCCTATGATGTTTACACCGCAACTTGCAACTTGATATGCGGTTTTTGAATCACAATTCATTAAGATAAGGGCAATATCGCCTTCAAATCCTGATCGTCTAATTGAAAGAACCCAATATTTAATTGTGTCCCACTTGTAATTGGTACTGCATCCTATAATCAAATCTTTCATTATAATCTCCTTCAATATTATATAGTTTTACTTATCCTCTTGTTAGAGTAAGTATTTTTTGTATTTGTGTTTCTAATGCAACTTTACGATTAGGCCATTTAATAATTGGTTGATCTGCAGTTTTTAATAACTTAGTAAGAAATGGCAATACTAATTTTTCTACTTCTTTTAATCTGTCTTTATATTCTTGAACGGTTTCATCTTTTTCCGCAATTACAGCATTATATTCTTCTTCATCAGTTGCAGTGAATCCAAAATCATCATCACCATACTCCAACATTATTTTATTTATATCGTATTTGACTGTCATTACTTATTCCAATTCTTTGTGGCAGTAAAGTTGTCATGTGAGAATTCTAATCTATCAATAAGTTTAACTGCACCACCTTTAAGTTTATCTACTGCAACAAAACCTTCAGGATTAGATATCTTGAATCCATCATCTGTGCGAACAAAAGTGCCTGCAACTTGTTTAATCTCTCTTAACTTACGAACAATCATATTCTTTGCATCAACTAGTTTGTTCTGTAAATCAAATATTAATTTTAATTGTGCAGTATTGGAACGATAGAATCTAAGCACTTCATTCTTCTCTGCAATCTTTCTTGTTTTAGTCTTTTCTAATTTTGCGGCAAGAATTTCTTTATTCTGTCTATCTTCTACCCATTTAATTAAATCTCCAGTATGTTGTGTTGTGTTCTTTATTTCTTGACCTTCACGAACTTTAGTATTATTAAATGTTTTGATTTGTATTAAGAATGTTTCACTGGTAGATATTCTATTCAGGGTCAATGAATTAATTTGACTGAGTATTCTTTGTGCTTCAAATATGTGTCTTGCTAATTCTAATGATTCTTGTTTAGTGAATGTTGCAGTACCAGAAGCATCAATGAAAGATGCATCACGATACCAAACATCTTTAGATGCCTTTAAGTTACCAATATCAATATTGAAAGATGATTTCATATCTGCTAGTGTATCACCACCAGAATATGCAGTATGAAATACAATACCCATTTGTGATGCAAGAATTGTTTTTGCTAATTTAGAATCTTCAGGTATTGCATAGACTAAAGTATTAGGTTGAAATGTAATATACTTTTCACCATTGATAGTTTCTTTTTTGATATCATCTTTAGTAAACATCATATCACCCTGAAGAATACCATCAATATTTAATTTCTTGAGGTATTTCAATGCAATCTTTAATTTATTATTGAGACCTTCACCCGGATGATTTGCATCTATATCTGCATTTGTATAGTTTAGTTTAGGATTCTTTGCAAATACACCTTTAGTACCAACAAAGAATTTATCGTTTTCTGGATTGATACCACAGATGATTGCGGGCGCACCATCCCATTTAGTCGTTACATTGACTTTACTTTCTGAACTACTAGCAAGCATATCTTTAAGAGAATGAAGAAAGTTAATAGCTGCTTTAGAACCAGCAACACCATTATTTAATACTTCATCTTCTAAATGTTCTAGATGAACATTTTTGCCTTCTTTTGATTCGTTTATAAATTCTATGAATTTCATTTTAATTTTTTTAAATCGTTAATTGAAATTGTTCCAAACAATTTTAAAAAATGGCCTGGTTTATCTAAAGAATATGGTGATACTAATTTAGTTTTATTATCTAATCTTCCTTGCGCTCTTATATTACCACTTGCAACTTGTATGCCCAAATTCTTATTTAATTTAGAACCTGCTCTTCCTAAACGCAATTCAATAGCCATTGGAATTTCTAATTGGGGAATTGGAAGATTAAGTGGATTAGATTTTAAATAAAAAAATCCAGATCCTCCAATTTGAATATAATAACAATTTTTCTTGGCATAATGATCATGTAAAAATTTATAAGGTACAATTTCTTTTGCATTTATAGGAACTAAAAATCTTTTAGAAGTTAATTCTTCCCACATATCTTTTGAAGCTGTTAATGGTAATCCCTTTACACCTTCAGCTAATAACTTTACATCATTTTGTTTTACGTGATTCAGAAGTTTATCAAGAGCGTGAGTTTTTGTTCCTAAAGTTTCTTTTAATTTTGTATCAATTGTAGAATCAATTATTGTTTTTGCAGACAGACTAAATTTTTTAGTTTTCATATCATAGTTATATGAACCACCACCCATTTGTGCTTTACTATCTTGTTTAATTTCTATGTTTATTTTTATCTGATTCATAATAAGAACTAAATCAGGTTCAGTGGCGGCAAAAGCTGCTGTAGATGAACCAGGTTTCAATTTTAAACCTTTAATTTTTATTATCTGTGGTTTTATTGCTCTAAGAACTTCATTTTCATAATCAACACCACCTGTCCCAACAGTCATAGTATTTCCTTTATTGTAATATTATATTTATAATAGCACAATTACCTTTTTATGTCAACTAAAAAATGCAGTTAAATCATTCTTTTTGATATATTCTGAATTACCTTTCTTAAATACCCATATTGGTTCAATGAAAATGTCTTTTAACTCTGCTGCATTAGGTCTTGCCATCATCCTCATACCAATTTTACCAATATAATGTGAACTTTCAAATGAACAAAAATGATCTACCATATCATCACATAACGGCAATCTTTTAGACCCTCTACTTCTAGGTTCAATTATGTTTAGCATCATATACCCATTATTCTTTATAGTTTTCCATACCATCTCTGTTACTTTGAAAAAGAAATCATATTTCCAACCATTAAATGAATTGTATCTAGACCAAGATTGATTAGATACTTTATCAGTATCAGATGCATACTTTTCAGTTTCAAAATAAGGAGGTGATGTAAAATAGAAATCAAATGTATCTACATATAAATTCCAATCTACATCTTCAGAAGGTAAGTTCCATATCTTAACTGTCTTTTTACCTATACATTCAAAATAGTTTTCACTTTCAATCAACTTTGGTTTGCCACCAAGCATCTTTTCATATTCTAAACATTGCTTTTTATATACTTCAAATACATCAGGATTAGGATCACAACCAACATATAACTTTGTTGATGATGTTGCATAGAAACCTGCTAATCTATCACCCCACCCACATGAAGTATCTAATACATTAACAGCATCGTGTTTCTCATATAGTGCTTTTGCTACAGATGGTTTGAATTGTGTTGCAGTATATGTACCTAATCTAAAACCATCTCTAAAGGTAGTTTCATCTACATCTTTATCCATCATTACACCAGGACGCCAAAATATCCAATTCATTCCACTCAAGTGTCTACTAGCAACAGAAAATTCTTTATTATACCATATGTCCATTGGTGCGGCTTCTTTATTTGAACCACATTTCATTCTATTCTCTTGCTGAAAATAATCACTTACGTCATTATATGCATGTGATATATCAATAACACCTAATGGAGAATCTGAATACTTATATTTGTAATCATACCGTTCTTTAACTACAGAGTAATCTTTGTATTCTTCTAAATGAGATTTCTTACTGAATTTTACAAATAAATCTTTCATCCTATATTCATCAATAACTCTTGTTGGAAAAGGTATATTGTTTTTATGAACATATTCTGTTAATGATTGTCTAATATCATCTTTATCATGTAACTGAATAAACTCTAACCAATTCTTATTACTAATCTTTGGTATACCACGTTCATCACAGTTGTTGGCAAAGTATTTTACTATCTCTTCTTTTATCATACTTTAAGTCCACCAAATCTTGCTTTGAAATTATGTCTTGAATTGGATTCAAATTTATTAATTGGTGGATCATCTTGACCAGAATCAGATAGTTGTTGTGCATTAGATTCAACATCATATAGTCTCATCTTTGCTTTATCTACACCAACAACAAACTTCTTATTAGCACCTGGATCACCATAACGATTCTTCAATTGTTTTACCATAATCTGATTCAACTGTTCTAATTCTTCAGTTGATATCAATGCAAACATAAAGTCTGCAGTTGCAGGTAAACCAAAACTCTCACTTGTATCAGTCAAATCTACATCACTATTACTAAAACCACTTCTTGTTGTTTGTGTTGCAGATACAATAGGCACATTAAACTCTACTGCAAGTCCTCTTAACTCTTCTGCAATAGCTTTAATATACGTATAAGAATTAACAGATGAACCCATCTTCATTCTTGATGAACAACAGATATTCAAATAATCAATAAAGATAATATCTGGAAAAAAACTCTTCTTCAATCTCAATTCATTCAGTAAAGACCTGAAGTGTCCAGAATGTGCAGATGCAGTTGGATATTCTTTAATGATTAACTTGCCTTGAGTCTTGTTTCTCAATACAGAAAACTTTCTTTCATAATCATCTTTAGAGATTACATGCAATTCATCCATTGTTACATTCAATAGATTAGCATCAATTCGTTCTGCAATCTTTTCTTCTGCCATTTCCATAGTGATATACAAAACATTATTACCTTGAGATATACATGCAGAGGACATATGACACATAAACAAAGATTTACCAACACCAGTACCAGCAAGTGCAATGTTCAATGTCTTTTGTGGCAACCCACCTTTAGTAATCTTATTGAAATATTCAAGATCAAACTTAATCTTTTGTTCTTTACGGTGATAGAAATCAAATCGTGAATCAGCATCATTGATATAATCATGACCAACATGTGAATCAAACGATACACCTAGTGCATTAGATAATAACTCAGGTATTTGTCCTTTACTTAATGTTTTAGATTTGTTATCAAGAATCTGGACTGATTCCATGATTGCATTATAGATTGCTTTGTCTTGGCAAAACTTTTCAGTTTGTTCAATCAACCAATCTGTAGGTGTTACTTCTTCTTTTGATTGTTGAATATCATTAAGCAATTCTAGTGCAGATTTAACTTGTTCTTCGGTAAGTGTTTTCTTTTCTGTGAAATTAATTACTAGTGCTTCGTAGGTGGGAAGATTCTTATATTTGTTTACATAATCATGTATTTCTTTGAATACATTCTTTTCATTGTTATCTGAGAAATAGTCATGGAATATAAATGGTAATACTTTTCGTGTATAGTCCTCGTTATAAACTAAATTCTTCAGGATCGTTTGTTCTAGTCTGTTCATTTGTTTCCAATAGTTCTGTTAGTATGTCACCCATAATTATAACAAAATTCTGATCATTACGCAAGGCTTCTTCGTCATGATTACCAGAATATTCTATACCATAGGTAAACTTTAATCTTGCAAAAGTACCTTCTTCTACAACTTGTGCCGTCTTATAATAATAAATGACTCCCTGATATACACCTTTTAACAGATGTATACCAGTAAGATCAGAATCAGGAAAGTTATAGAGTTGGTAATCAATACCTTCTTTAGGCTTCTTCGGTTTCTTCCAGAACAGGAGTTTGTCCCATAATGTTGCCATATGCAATCCCATATTTTTGTTTTACGAATTCTTTGAAATCTTTATCCATTAGAATAGGATCCCAAAACTCTGCATTTTGTGTTGCAGTCAATCTATGTTTATCGCCAATCTCACCAGTTTCACGATTGACTTTTGAATACCAACCATTAGAAGGTTTAGTTACGTGACCACTTTCAAGTGCAATATCAAGCAGACCAGACCAACGACTGATACCACCGTCAAAAGATACGTTAATAGGGATTTTAGATTTTTCTTTGACATATCTACTCTTTTCTACATTAATAATAAAATTGTACCCAATTACTTCAGTACCTTCTTTTTCTTGTTGACGACCAATGATGTATATATTGTCTGCAGAATAATAAGAACCTGTACCACCACCAACAATATCTTTAGGAAACAAACCAATTTCTTTGTATGTATGATTAACAACAATCATAGGAATATCTTTGAGATTTAAATGCGGTGTGACCATACGAAACAAACTCTTAACTTGTTTTGCCCGACTCATATCTGCAACTGATTTACCTTCAAGTGCATCTTCAACTTCTTTTTTTGATGCAAGATTACCAATTGAATCTAATATGATGATTAGTTTATCACCACGATCTACATCTTGTAATTGTTGCATGATATCAAACTTTAATTGTTCAATATCAGTTAAAGGTGTATGTAATACTCTTGATTGGTCAATCTCAAATGTTTCAAAGTATTTAATTGGAGTACCAAACTCTGAATCATAGAACAACAATATTGCTTCTGGATACTTATCCATGTATGCTTTTGCCATCAATAGACTAAATGCAGTCTTAAAATGTTTTGATGGACCTGCCCACATAGTAAGACCAGGAATTAAACCACCATCAAGTGAACCAGATAATGCTACATTAATCATTGGTACTCTTGTTGGTACAAAATCTTTTTCAGTAAAGAATTTTGATTTGTCTAGAATAGCACTATCTTTAATTGTGGTATTCTTTTTTAATTTATCAAGTAAACTCATATCATCCTCATTTATAAAAAGAAACTATCAAGTGAATTTGTTTTTTCTGCTTCCCAATTAAGACAATTCAAAATAATCTTAACAGGTTCTAGGTATGCTTTTTCAAATTGTGTATCATAATCTATGTAGTTCTCTAACTTGAATTCTGAAGGTAATCTTGATGGATAAGATATAACAGTATCCTTAAATGGATTAGGTTGTTTAAGATAAGTAAATTTTATCTTCTCACCTTCTTGTATTAATGGATACTTCTTTGTTAAACCCAACTTCTCTAGATTGTGATTATAGATTA